ACTAAAGAAAATTTTGTTTTCTCCCATAATACTACTACTACAAGTATCAACCCCGTCCGTCTGCTAGAGACGCTAAACTCTAGCACCAAAAATCTAGCCACATCAGTTGCTTAAAGAACCCCTTGAGACACTCTCCCACTTAACATCTTTTAGGAATCTTCGATGCTACAACAACTTGGCTAGTAATAACAGCAAATCCATATATTTCAACAGTTATAAGAGGCTTTATGTCCTTACTTTGAAAGATTTGTTTACTATTGTCACGATTACTTTAATTAACAGAGGCTATATTTAGTGCTCAGCACGTTAACGAAAGCATTTGTACAATAGTATGAGTTTGTTGTAAATTGTCTTGATACGACACCCTATCATGACTTACCACGAATACGCTTTCGGTGATAATGTTGTCACCGAAAGGGATCATGCATTAGAAGTTGAAGGTTTCATCATCAAAATCTTCAAATTCTGGCTCCCCATTTTTCTGGTAATGGTGTTTGTGTATAACAACATCATTAGGCGAATCATGCACTATTCATTTGTTGGACCCGTTTCGGACAATGTACTGAAACGCTTCCTCCAATGGATCATCTTTGTGTTTACGCGCAGGTATGTGTACTATCAAGTACCAACTTTTGCGCGTGATGAGTCTCGTTTTAACATCTTTCTCCACAATGATTTTGCACGCCTGGACAGAAATACCCTTAATGGATATTGTAACATATGTAATCTATATGGACATACTGACACCGATAAACATAATCCTACCATAGACGCACTAGTTTTAGCTAAAACTTGTAAATTAATCCGCTACAATGATAAGGTTACTAAGCCATTGGCCTATACTGTACATAATATTCGGGCCTATGAGAAGAACACCAAAGCCTTTGTAGAAACTTTTGGTACGAACACTACAAATATCCCTACTAAATATGCCCTAGCACCTAAGAAAGCAGTTTGCGAACTTACCACTATTGCATCTAACCTAGGACCTATCTACGTAAACAATACTATAGCTTACCCACATCTAGGCTTTATTGCATATGATAATAAACAACACCTCCAGGAATTACTGGCTAATTTAACTATAGTTTTAGACACACTTATGGTTTATACACAATATGAGCTTGATGATACCACTATTAACATACGTAAAAGTAATATACTACTAACTTTTGTTAAAGATTTTGATTTGACCCACGCCCTGAACAATGAGCTTAAAGACCCTCGTACCCCTTGGTTATTGAAAGCCAAGAAAGGTTCAAACAAATCTACGGAGTTAGAAGATGATACAGAAGCTGAAGACAACCAAAAATCAAAGCGTAAAGGCAAAGTAGGTGAAGCTGAAAAGTCGCCGAAAACACGTAAGGGTAATGAAGCTGTAAAAGCTGAAGCTATGCCCAAACAACGCAAAGCGAATTCAGAAGCCATAGACGCTGAGGATTTGCCAAAATCACGTAAAGGAAACTCAGATGCTGTAAAGGCTTCAGAACCACAACCCCGTAAGGAAATTGACACTGTAAAAGCTGATGGACCCCACATTCCACAAGCTGTAAAAGTTGAAAAATCCACAGAATTGCTATCAGAAACTAATGACGCTGAAAAAGCTGAAGAGAAAACTGAGCAAAGTACGGAAAATCTGGAAGCTGTAAAAGCAGAAGAAAATCCAGCACCTATTTCGGAACCATCAGAAAAACCTGCACAAATCTCTCAAACTAGTGCTGCTGTAGTGCAATGTTCTGAACACGCACAAACTAACTCAGAACTGCAATCAGCTCCTGTCACAGTAGCTAAGGAACAAAACAAAGCTACCCCAGGAACTAGTAAGAATACGCCTGTTGCAAATGAAAAACCAACATCTGGTAAATCAAATGCACCTGCAACCAAATACAAACAAACGTCAAAACGCAAAGGAAAACAATTAACACCACAAACACAGCTACTTAATCATACACTTGCTAATCAAAACCGCCCAGCTCGTATACGTCCATATCTAAGATTTGGACCCACATTTATGTCTCTACTATTTCTTACTTCTGTGTTGATTCCTACTCAAGCTATGATCTGCACGCGCTATGTAACAGTACCACAATCCGACCAATACTGTGAGCACGTACAAGATTTAACCATCGCTAATTACCACGCTTATGCAAATTATGAACATTTGAATAGTAAATGTTTTTCCACCGATGGCGCTGAGTTTAAGGACCTAATTCGCTTATCAGTGTCTAATGTTCTAAATTTGAGTAATGTGATCAAACCTATTCCAAAAGATGATTATATACTCAAGGCTTTCTCTGATGCCCTACCTCTGAAAACACACGTTTTATCTGATTTCAATACTAAGTTGGATTTGCAAATTCTTATGCAATTTTACAACTTGAGCGGATCTAATGTTGTGTATGCCGAAAACTACTCAGAAAGTGAAGATTATGCTGGGAAAGTTGTACAATTGTTGGCCCAAAGTACAGGAGACATTTGTGACAAACCTACTTGCATTTTATTCACCGGCTTAGAAACCACTCCTAAAGACGTGGAAGTGAAAGTTACTGAACGTTTAATGAAACGCGTAAAACACCAGGAACATGGAAAACAACTAATTATCAACCCCTCCTGTAGTAAGCAATGTGAGTGCATGAATAAACCCACAATTGAACCAGAAATTAAGGAAACAGTCAAATTTGCACCACTGGCTGATTTCTATACACAACTAAGCTATTTCCAAAATTATGAACTTCGTATGTATGATGATTTTGATATGGGTGTACTACGGTACAACAATTATACACTCACTACTTTCGTCTACAACAATGCAACCTGCCTTCTAAACCTAAAACACCGATGTGTCTACAATCCAGAACACTTCGAGATCACTCGTGTTTACAACGACATAGGAAATTATTTAGAATGCGGTGTCAACCAGGAATTTTGCGAATCTCTGCAACAGGAATTTACGTTTAGCGAATCCGATTTAGTCATTACTGAAAATCCCAGCGTTGAAGCCCCTATACGTTATTACGAAATTTGTAATAATCACTATACAGCTCTGCAAACTAAGTATCCATTAATTGAAAAAGAATTTTGGACTAATTTTGCAATTAGTATTAAAAACGCTTTAGTCGGTAAAGAACCCGCCACATTCATAATTGTTCATGATTCAGAGACAGTTGTAAAATCAGTAATTGCTGATATGATTGCCATTGCAGAAGAATGTTATGAAAGTACCGCACTAAAGCTAACACACAAGGACTTCAATGTTATACCGGATTATAGCGATATTATCGCTAAATATCATCCTCTAATTTCAAAACAGAAAATTGTGCTTATTGAGGATATTGACTTAATCACCGTACCGGCCATTCGTTCCCTGTTTTCTTATTTTGATACCTACACTCCAGCCGTAAAAGATGCCTTTATTTTGTGCACGCTCAATCATAAACGCTACACTGAAGTATTGGCCCTTAATCTTTACAATGATCAAACGCCCACATCTTATGTGGAAGGTATCTTTAAGGAAAATTGGAAACTTTTGGACGATAAAACTCTAATTCCGCTTATTGTACGTGTAACCGATAACGTGCAGACAATTTTGGCATACCAAGTGGCTACACCACCAGCAAAATTATCTCAGCCTATGCCAGAAGTACCCACTTTGAACAACACATCTAAAGTTATCAACACGTTTACACACTATTCCGCACATATCCTACGCACTGTAGGAGATGACAGCACACAAGCATATAACTACCTTAACAATTCAGTAAATAATATTACTGATTATGTTTCGGAATCCGCACATGATTTTTATGATTATGTAAATGATGCACTTAAGCTCACAAAACGCCACATACTTAAGCGCTACAGGAATATGCTTATGGCCTACTATGACATACAGCGTAACTTTCACAATAGTTACCCGATTCGCCAAGACTTCTACCAACGAAGTGTTTACTTATTCGATTCAGGTCGAATCTGTGATTATCTTCACCACTCTGATACTATTGTCTTGTATCAGGATTGTATACGCGAGAAGTTGGACACGATTTATGTCATAAAATTACGCTATGGACAGCCTGCAAATGCCTTTCACGTACAACCATTGGAACCACCACATAGTAAACAGCATATCTCTGCCCTAAGTGAAGCCATTGGTTTCGAATATCAGGGTCATAAGTACAACTATTATAGAACACTGTTTACTAATCCAGATGAGTACGCTTTAACCATCCGCGAGAATTACTTGGAATACTGCAAATCTGAAATTAGCCCTACACCAGCCTTCACTCCAAATGCCACTTTGCAATGCTTTGCTTACATCACAGGATTTAAGGTCATTGACAGTTTCATCGCAGAATTTGGTCTATTTCTCGTTTTATACATCGCAGCTCTAATTATTATTTTAGCTGTAGCTATTACAATCCGAGATAATACCGGCATTATGCTTTTGAAACAGTTTTTGATCTTTGCCTACATATTTGGACCTTGGTTGCTAACACCTAAAGTGTACGGCTCATATATCTTAGTCAAACTCTACAATTTGATACCATATACAAGTAGCACCAGTTATGGTTGCTTACTAGCTATGGCTACCGTCGCAATTACCATCATCGATGTTATAGCGTATATGACTCAAAGATACCGCCCAGAATTGACCAAACATTTCTTGCAAGTGGTCACAATGTCTTTTGAGGCTGTGGCTATCACAAGGTTTATCTTGCTTCCATACATTTTCACAAGCTATGGTTTTGTGCTTACAATCATAGCTAGCTACGTTGCCTACCGTTTCGTTCAAGCACGCCGCCCCAACTATCTTAAGTCATCTGTCTCAAATGCCACAGCACATGCAGATTGGGTAGCTTATAGAAATACAACACGCGAGAAAACGGATGAAGCAGCAAAATCAAATTTGAGTAAAATCATCAACACCAATGTCGCAGATATCAAGAAGGAACAACTTCTTGAATGCTTATATCTAGCCGCATGCCATCAAGCCACTGTTGCTGCTCAAACTTACAACCCTAAGCACTATCTACACATACCAAACTATAATACCCGTATTATGTTTGCACGTGACAACGAACTTATGAATTACTCTGCAGTGCAACCAACCAAATTGAAAAACAAGAGCGCCGCTTCAAACCCATCAATTTCACATATCGTTCTTGAATTGCCTGTAGCCATTAATCCCCTCATTAAATACACTACCAAAACTAGTGTATCCAGTTTACGAGGAGCTATTGTCAACGGATATATTTATATTCAGCGACATCTGTTCGGTAGTAAGAAACAAGAATTCGAGGCATGTTACAATAACGGTAAAGGGCTGCTTAATTGCCATAATTTGGAACGCTCTAAATATGATATTGATTCAGCTGAACTAATTGGAACTTTAATCAGAATCCCACTAATCAACAAAAACGCTTTTCCACATATCAAATTACACCCAGCTCCATTAACTTATAATGGTCCGGTCACATTATACTTGTCCCGCTATGATACTGAATTACAAAAAGATGTACTTTGTGTACATACTGGTTTCATTTCTGAAGGACATCACGATATAAAAACCGTTTTTGGTGACTGTGGAGGTATGCTATTTGACCCCAAGGGACGCTTATTAGGCCTGCATTGCGCTGGATCTGATGATGTGGTCTTCATGGACTTAAACACACAGAAGTCTAACATCTGGACAAGTTACAAATTGCAACATCCATCTGAAATCATGATAACATTAAACAGCGAAATTAATTTACCTAATCCCAAAAATTACGATTTCGAAACTTCTAAGGTTGTCTATCATCATCCTTTACGTAACGTTGGCGCCACTCTAGAAACACTACAGCATTTGACTAATAAAACCAATGCTAAAATGCCCTACGACCCACGACTGTTATCAGACTTCAACATCACAGCTGAACAATATGCACATCATGGATATAATGTAGATTACAACAATTTCATCAGTAACTTTAATCGCTACACAACAACTACAATAGGAACCAAAAGCTTTGAGACCTGCATCAAATATGGACTCATGGATAACAAGAACGCAACTTATCACAATCAAAACACCACTAGTGTGGCCATCGTGGAAAAGTATTCATGTTTGGATTACATTATGGACGTGATTTATGTGCTCTTGTACATGTTCACGCACACGCACCCCGCTTATTACATAGCAGCGTTTTGTGTATTTTGTCTGTTCTTTGTAAAGATGAACAAGTATTTGAAGATGATCCTTATCAACATAATCTTGATGCTCCCCGACCTATACCTCAATTATTATTATAGCTTATTATATCTACCGCTTAAATGGCGCTGCGAAATTTATCACCTCATTCGCCACAAAGCATATACAACATCCATTGCGGTCCGCTATAATGAAAATTTGACCATTGCTAAAGATTTGGCTAAGGAACTCGGTACTCCTAAGAACTTGTGTACGCATTTGGCTACTATTTTAAAATGCATTAAACCATATGCCGCTTTTAGTGATCTAAGTCAAGTTGTCAACAATGTTGATGATTTGATGGCGAATTGGGTTAATATACACAACGCATCAGAGCTTCTTAAAGAGTATATTGATGAAATCTACAAATTATATCCTATCCTATTCGTTGTATTCGAGAAAATCGAGACCGTCGAGGATCAGATTAAAACAGTTTTATCATATATAAACGACACTGGAGAATTCGATCTTAATGGGTTTGAAATTCATTTTGATGAGAAGGAACACACGACTAACATCATCGACCCTAATGCTGCTGAAATCTACGAAAAATTAATGGTAGAGAAGGCTAGTTTTATAGCTCTTAAAAATATGAATAGTGAATTCAATATTAACTCCATTAATGAAGCAAGCATTGGGGAACTCGTTCGCTACTTGATAATCAGTTCCACCCCGGAAACTCTCGATCGTGAACTACTAGCCCGGACTACTGAATTGCTAGTTAGACAAATTCACAACCTACGAGACAACAACGATCACAACGAAAACTTAATTGCCTTATTGTCGGAAATTTACAAACATAAAGACTTCTTAACCGCTTCACATTTGACCTCAAATTTGCGTGATCGTAATTACATCATGAACAACTTGGTACGAGTAATTGCTTTGTTTAACAAACAAATCAATATGCAAGTAGCGCAGAAACAATATGAAGCACGTCGTGTCGAAAATGAGCGAAAGAAAGAATCAAAACAAATTATGGAACAGAATAATCGTATCCGTAAAATGCAACGTCAAAACCAAAATATAGCAAGTGCTATCGTACATATGGTTCACGCTTGTTTTGCCAATCGCTTTATGTTAAAGAATGAAGCTCAGTTAATTATGAAGGAATTAGCTACATACCAGCTGAACTTGGACCCCTCTGATGCTGAGATGATACACTATGAGTCATATCAGCATGACACAGTATTAACAAATAAGTCAATTCAAACCAACTTCACTACCCTTTCGACAATTTTATGGACAGGTAATGGTTACCAAACTGTACCTAGTATGTGCGGTGACCATGAATTTACCTGTACAGCCTCTCACAAACATGGTTATTTCAATTGCACCATGGAGATTAAGGATGATTGGTATAATCACGTAGAAAATTGCGACAAATGCAGAAGTTACTATAAGCAAAGAAAACATCCACGTTGTCCGAATACTTATGATCCTGACACAAAACGTTTCCCAACACTTAGTAATTTCATTGCCCGTTACCGTAGTTGTCCCTGCTGTCTGCCTTGCACTTCTTGCTTATCAAAACGTGAACCCACCTGTACTATTAATAGTTATCACGTTGAAGATACTGCATACTATAAAAATGAAGCATATTTAACACCACTAAATATCAAGCCAGACAATCTCACTTATGACTTCACTAGCCCCGATAGTGGAGATATAAATGCCAATTATAACGGACGAATATGGTTAATGCGGCGTTCAACACCAGCTACACCACCGCAAGCACGTTACCGACACATCACTAATCTAAAACTTCAACAAGCCGATCCCGAAGGTTATTACTACTTATCAGAACATTGTCCTACTGACTTGGCTATTCTCAATGCCATGATCAATCAAATACAAGTTAAACTTCAGGAACGCAGTATTCTAAACAATGAAAACGCTAGTGAGGAACTCAACAACTACATCAAATTTACCACCCCTCCTAGTGATGCGACTTTATCCGACTTACGTGACAAACATACATATTTATTGGTTATGCGACTCCGACCAGATTCAGAACACCATTTACTTGAAGTGGTGAACTATGTCAATCAGAATCAATTGCCTACATTTATTGTTCACGTAACCAACGACACAATTGAAAACGACCACGCTACACTTTACGTTTCTTACATGCAAGTGTGGCGCCGCGAAATCATTGACAACATAGACGTAGTTTGTGATATACTGTCCAAAGTAAACACACAGCCTCTGGATTTTCCTATTGGGCGCGTTCTTTGAGCAGGAATAGTAATGTCGCCCGCTACCACCAACTACGCACAAATACCAAAACTGGTATTCGACATACCATTGATATTTCCTGCAACAAAACTTCAGTAAGCTATATCGATGGCCACAACAACAACGTCAATGTAAAAATTAAAGCGCACATTGTTAAAGAATATCAAATTTATGAAACGTTAATCAACCAAGAACCTAACCTCTTCCTTATCGAACACAAATTGGTTACAGAAACCATTCCACATTTATTACGCTATAATATGACTGCATTAAGTTTTGCTGACCTATTCGGCCTAATAAAGGATGAAAATTGGCACCCCATATTTGACACACTACCTCAAGTAACATATCATAAAATTAACAACGATCTTCTAACGAAAATTAAATCGCACACACCATCTCCACAGCACACCTGTTGCATGCTTTGCCGCCGATTCCTCGCTGAATTTGGCTTGCTTTTGCATAAACTAAACAAAAAGGTGTTTGAAACAACAACGTACATACTACAACGATATGAATTTGTATTGACCGCAGACAATATTGATCTAAATGGTATATTGGATTTTGAAGATTACATGCCTAGGGAGGAATATTTTGAATTTGATGTTAAGGATCAACTACGCATTATGCAGCCCTATTATCACACATTATATTCTTTCTACGAACATACAGGTATGTACTTCATCAGCCAACCCATCTACACGTCTGAAGTGGATCCCAGTCTCGATCTGATTCATCAATTTGAATTGGCATTAGAGGCTACTCGAAATCTACCATTAGACAGTAAGTTTGATGACCAACCATTATTTAGACCTACAATACAACATCTCACTCAATACCTTAAATTGAATTTGTATGCTATGGAGCCTGAACCACTTTGGAATTGTTACGACACTATGGATTGCCCACAAATAAAACTAGACGGAATAGACAATGCTATCACTAGCATTATAGTAAAACCCACTCGTCCTATTCCGGACTACATCGAATTGAATCACGACACCGTTAAAGACTTTGACGGCGATATACACTGTAAAATAAACTATAACAACATTAATAGCCTTCAGGACATACTTTACAGTTTACCACTTACAGCTACAATTCTCGAACTATACATAGTAGATCATCCCTACGAATTGGAATCCCACAATCGTATGCTACGCACAAGTTTAAACATATGGCTACACAACCTCTATGATGCCAACGTAAACTTAGCACATTTTGATTCAATAAATTTCGAAACTTCACAAAAAGCAACCTTCCCCATTGTAGGCACTGTGCCTGCAATATTGCTAAGAGACTGTGAAATTTGTAAAGACAAAATACCTGACAACCTGAAGGATGTCTACGATTTTGGATCATGTGTTCATGCTAAAGCACAATTGTCGGACTACAAAACACCACGTAAAATACACCCATTGATAGAATTTGATACAGCATTACTCCGTCATGGAGAATTTCAACCAAATAACGACTACGCATATACAATGAAAACTAAACCAGACCACATTATAGACCTTGAGCTAAAGGAATATATCGACTCCACTGGTTTGAAAGCATTAATACCACCACTGAACATCAACCCCGCCGTACACGACCCCGAAACAACTTATTCAAGTCCGTATTATATTAAAACACCATCAGAACAATCTATACGCGCAGACCTTGAGTTGTTTAATCAGAACACCGCCGGATCAGTTTCACCTACAGTCTTCTTAATGGCTATAGAACTATTACATCAACTGCTAACTGAGGAAATTTCCGCTTCAGATGGCAAGCCAAACTGTCCTATGGTGCCCTCAGAAGTACCTGTACGCAATAAACACAAATCAGCCGGTACTCCATACCGAAAATTTGGTGATTCAGAATTCATGCGAGAGTTATATGGTAAATATCGAGACGCAATTGTTTATCATAAGCGTCACTCAGCTGATCAGCACTTAACGTTAACTATCAATAAGGTTGCCACTTCCAAGAATCATCGCGATCGTACAATCCTCGCGATTAGTATTAACAAATCAGAACCAGGACGATCACTTTACCGTTGGAATCTGGACAAGATCAAGTACACCGCCAGTTTAGGTGGTCCAATTCTTATCGGTTTTACAGCACAATATGGCGGTTGGGATAAATTGTATAAATATTTGTACAAAGATTCACCAGCTGACAATCCAGCGACTGCAGAATATGCAGTTTTAGGTGGAAAAGATTATCCTAAATGGGATCGCCGTATTTCGAACATGCTACAACTAACGACTACAACTGTCTTATACAGTTTGATAGATCCAAACACTCAGACAAAACTAAACGACGCTACACCATCACAAACCTGGCACGAATACATGGCAGAAACGACACAAGTCTTATTCGATTATCTTGTGTTCGGTAGTGAACTACTTCAGAAACCCGGAGGAGTAACATCTGGTAATAGTCGTACAGCTGACGGAAATTCGCTATTACATTTATTGATTGATTTTTATGCTACCATAATTCAATTAATCCAGTCCACTCCAGAAAATGTAAATTTACATGCGAAATTACGTAATAAACTCTGTAAGCTCGTCTTTACCACAATACCCTCAGATTACATTGATCAAAGCAGTGTAACACTTAGGAATACTGATATACTACACACAATACGCCTCACCGTCGCCAAAGGAACTTATTTAAGTGATGATGGTTTATTCGTACACGACCCACGCATTATAATATATGATGACTTTATGTCAATTAGTCATCTTATTAGCCATTACATGATATCGTTAAACAAGCATAAGTATCACGTCGACGCTATCCAACGGTTTGCAAGAGAATTCCTATCACAAGACACTATAAAGTTTGGTGATATGGCTTACCCCATCCCTGAGTTTGGACGCATGTACTCCGCTATGCTCCTGAGTGACAATAAGAATACATTAGACCCACAAATTAACATCACACGTCTATTGGCACTATTCTCATATTTGTATATATACTATTTTAAGTTTGAAGACCAACCCACTCATCCAATTCTAAAATTTCTTGACGCACTACGAACCTACATAGAAAATAAACTGGACACTACGGATGAAATATTCTTAGACTGCGTCAAAGTACCTGACTTACAGGATGTAGAATTTGACCTTAAAAATTGTGACCTTTACGAAAATTTTGACTACTTATGGGGACTTGATCAGTCAAGTGCTTATATGGACTACCTCTGTAAATACAAACACCGCTATCGTAATTTATCATTATTTAAGCGTCAACTTATACAACAACACGAACAAGACCAATTACATAATCACACAAATCTTGTAAATAAAGGAAAATTAATCACGTACAATTGCTATGTCTGTGGAGAAAATGCATACTTAACATGTGCTACATGTGAGCGTGCTTTTTGCAATAGTGCAGATTCTGATCATGGATCCCATATTGAACAACATCTACAATATTCTGGTCATACTTGTCTATACCTAAATTGTAAAACGGTAAAATGCCAACATTGCTTTACTAACGACATCAACTTACTATACACCACAGGCCGTGAACACTTTTGTGAAGCACATAAGCCTAAAAATGCCGCACGTATATTAAATAGCAATGCTAATCCAAAATTACCACCTCTCCTTTATCTATGTGTAACTAACACCAGACAAATAACATTCTATGAACAATGTTATATAAATTACACTAAAGATCACCCGCTGTATGTAATAAGTAAACAAAAGTTTATGGGTTTAATTCAAACGTATCTACACCAAGATTACACACTACCTATTAATCAATTGGCTAACCGTATTCGAGTTAGTTTACAATTAAGTTCATACGGTGTTGTCAGACCATATCACCAATTAATTATGCAGCTTACAAAATTAGAAAGCAAAGTCTTAGACTCTAGTGTCGTTGATATACCGATCACACTCATCAATTCACAAGAAATTGGTACCTACTACATTGAAATACCTCGAGAACATAAACTGGATCAACATTCAACATATTCTTATCTAATAGGAACCCGCGAGGTAAGTTTTACACCTAGTTACTACCGCCTAAGCAGCACAAACACGCATATATGGCAAACTGACACACAAATTCCAAATTACTGTACATTCATACGGCAGCGTCGCCTTAACACCTTAAGCGCTATACTACGTAATACTACACAACATGTGCCCGAATACACTCGTTTGCTATTAGAATGGAACCAACAATTGCCGATTACAGCTAAACCTTTTGCAGAATTTAAACCTTCTTTGAAAATCTCCGCACAACCCAATGTGACTGCAAACATTAATATTCTGCTAAAGGAGCTAAACTCTAAACGTTTTAAAATCATGTTTGGTGGACCTGGTACCGGAAAATCGCACACACTATCTATCCTTATTAATCACCTACACGAAAAAGGTTTTAGGATTTTAGTGTATACACCATCACACCAATCCGCTAATGCGTTGCTATACAAAATAGCAAACTTGATTAAACGTAGAAACATTCAAAATCCTGGACTCGTCAGAATTATAACAGATGGCATGAAAGACGAAATCAAGCCACACCCCTACATCACATATCGTACTAATATGCTGGACAAAGATCGCATTTGCGTTACAACTATACAAAGTTTTTCCACTGTACAGCATGTTAAGGATATAGACTTAGTAATTCTTGACGAATACAGTTTAACCTCGGACAATTATTTATTAACAGGACTCGCTCATTTGAAACCATCTACACGCGTTTTGTTCTCTGGTGATCCCAGACAACTTAGCGGTGTTGATGAAATTAGAAAACCATTACCATCACGTTTCCATACATTGATTAACTATTACACTGAAACTTACCCGCTTGAAGTGCATGTATTAAAATACCACTTTAGATGTCACCCTAGCATATTCCAGTATTTTAAAGAGCTGTATTATGCAGACAAAGACATGGAATGTGCGACATCTATAGCTGATCGTATTATACGCCCACTAAATCCAATTAATACTGTGCAAGTCAGCGAGCCCACTTTCAGAAATCAAGGTGTAATTTTAAATCAAGATGAAGCAGACAAAGTCCTCGAAATTCTAGTGTTAGTAAATCAGACACTAGCCCTCCATTCAAGTTACGAATACCAACCCACTATCGCAATTATCTGTAGCTACAAATCACAACTTCAAAATTTTATCTCGCTACAGCAACAGAAAATCATCTCTGAATATGTCAATTTAAGTACTATTGATTCCGCCCAAGGCGATGAATTCGATATTGTAATACTATGCTTATCCCAAATTAACAACTTCACATTGAATCCCAACCGTTTTAATGTAGCAATTTCAAGGGCTAAGTCAGTTTTGTTTATAACAGTGCCACCAATCGACAACAATCCCTCATTTCTTTTTAAAGACGTGTACGCAACACTTTGTAAACATAACTTGACATATTTTAAAATATACAACAATAGTGGGAAAGCCATACTTTCTTTAGACACACCAACTACGTTAAAGACTAAGGCAGGAAAAATGTCATATATAAATATTCGAAATCTCGACAAAACTACACACACTATGCAACGTAAATTTCCAATAAACATAGTGATGAACGACTATATATGCTTCGATGCCGAATTCTTAAACCCTAGAGACAACCTACAAGAACCAGTGATGCTTTCATATGGTTTTTCCAGTAAATATGGCAAACGACGTATAGCAGGCATTCCAGTACGCTATATAAAAGACAGATTTAACCAAATCGTACCACATGAATACAGTTATAAGGACAACAACAAACCTCTGACGTCTACATACAACTGCGACTGGATGAGAAAACGATACCCCGAACAATACAAACATCTCTTAAATTCAGTAACGCAAGGAATACATAACTTAACCACTGTAGACTTAAGACCACTGCTAAATTTCTGTGTCGATAACATGCATGTAAAACCTGTTATCGTAACATGGGCCGGAGCAAGTGACCACTGTTTCCTTAAAGCTAATACACTCTATCCGGACATTTCAACAGTATGTAATATAACTACACGCTGCACATCACAACCAATCTATGCTTCACCACAAGGCTTACACACATATTACCTCTGCCAATATCACGCACACCAACATAAAGAATCTATAAATATTACTCACTTTGTAAATCTCGAGATCATCGATCTCAAAGTAAATTACAATCAATATACAGGTGAGAGAATATTAAATGTGTGTCATAATGATAATTTGAAGTTAGAATTGGACCTCGATAATGTAGCATCTAATAGTCTAGCCGACTGTCATGCTAGATACTGCAGAACCATACATGCACCAATTACCCCACACGACCCACTTGATGACGCCATCATGACGCAATGTATTTACCAATCTTTTGTACAACCTCATTTCGAAAAGATAGCTTATGAATCAGAAGCTAACCTCAAGGCATTTACCTCTATGGATTATCGCCTTAAGAATTTCGACCCCGAGATGTGTAAACTAAGACGCGAACTACAAAAAGCTTGGTACTCGGAATACATTACCCACAACATAACCCACTGCAATATGGGCTGCGGAAAAGATCGACTAAAACACGCTCTACATAACATCGACATATTACAAGGAAAATCAAACCCACAAAACAATATGAACACCCACACTTGTGATGCAGAAGAGCACATATATTTTGATAGTCATTGGTATAAAGAGGGTAATTTTAAGAAACCTTCATACATTTTTAGCGACATTAATAAAGAACATTATTACAATCTAGGATCCACTGGCAAAAGTCTATATCTTAATAGTAAATATGCCAAATATGTCCACGCATATCGCACAGTAAGCGGTAACGATGTATTTAAAACACTCTACGCGCAAAATTGCTCATTAGAACGACAACCACACAAAGCAGTTATAAAACCAAGCTGCTCAATACCCGATTGTATAATAACATCTAACATAGGCGAAAACTTTCAAACTCTAGTTTGTAATATACACCAGGATCAAATGGATATCATAAGCAAGATCGCACAAGCCACTAGATATGGATATCAATTTGTCTATACTGGTAAAACTTTGTTGAACAACCACTCGGCCTTATCTAAAGCTCCACCTAATTGGGACCATCTAACATTAGAAATTCCCGGTTATAATACACGTAAGCAACACTCAAGTCATATGACTACTAAAGCTTTAGGTATACTTCACATACTACAAGATAGTATGTTGTACACAAACCGTAAAACCCTGAATCCTAACTTACCTGTCATTATGCCTGGTTCAGCTAGTTTTTTGGGTGAAACAGTCCTTGCAAATGAAATGTCTAAACAACTCAAACGATCAAAATTCATACATATCGATCCACGCCTAAAAATAGATAACCAATCCACACACTACCGAAAAACTCTAATGGAAATGCTAGATATAGGTTACCCCACGGAATTAATAATTTCGGACATCCATAATAATACATCACCATGGATCCCCGAGTTAATCTTATACACACAGAAATACCTCGTAGACAATGGAACTCTCATAATGAAAATAACAAGTCGCGGTGCAACCGAAGACAATTTAAAACTACTTGAGAACCTGTCTAAAGATTTTACATACGTACGCGTGTGTAATTTAAATGCTGTAACCTACTCTTCAGAATTATGGATAGTCTTCGCAGACAAGCGTAAGCCACCCGTACAAGGCTGGACATCACATGAACTGAGGAGTGAGTTAAGAAAGCATTGGTATTCAATGACGCGCAATATTATACAACCCACTATGCGCTCAAGGACTTGTGTATTCAGATACTCTCCCAAATAACCACTTCTAGTTAATCCCATTTTATGATTAACTCGACAAAATGTCCGCTAACGCTTCGAACACCAACAACGTCAATGCCCAACAAGGCACCTCGAAGCAAAACCGTACACCACCAAACTCTAATAACGGAAATGCCCAGGCACCAAAACCTCAGCGCCAAGGCAAGCAGCAGAATAAACAGGCTAACCAAAACCAGCCTAAACAGCAAAACAAACAGCAAAAACAACAAAACAAGCAAAATCAACCTCCAGCAGGTCAGCCTAAGGCAAAGCGTGAACCGAACAATACAGCAAAGCAATCAAAAGCTAAGAAACCTGCAGTCGGTCCCAACTACACCGAATCCAATGGTAAGTGCTACAAGATCGGACCTGAATATAATGCACGAAACTACATGGGATGGAGAAAGAACGAAAAGACTGGATCAAGTATCCAGTTCCTCTTCAAACCAAAAATGGTATCCCGGATTGATCAAGTCTACTATCGGCGTCAATCTGAAGGAGCAGACCGTTATCTCCATACTTTCGGTGTTGGCATATTTGTTCAGGACTCAAAACTTGAACGAAACGCAATCTTTAACCACGCAGACCTCACGGACGACCAGAAGTCAGAATACATTCATCAACTATCTGATGCATTCAATGCAATCCTTCTCCGTACACGCAACGCCTTTCAATCTGGCACCCTACCTGCTCTTACTGTTGATGCTGAACCAGCAAGCTAACTGCGCTACCCGTATTGATTTGAGCACTCACCACATTGTTTCATATAATAAACCACTTATAGTGGTTGACGATTTCCTGAAGACAACTCTAAAATATAATTTTGGTACTGATCTTTATAACAGTGCTATTAATTATAAAACTTCATTCGAGCTACTCCTTAATAACTTCAAAACCCCATATCAACCTCTTGTTGATGCCTTTCACATTCTTTTCAGTTATCTAGGAATTACACCCGTATCACATCCATTTCGCGATTACCTTTATGCCGATTCACCATGTCCATTGAAAATTACGACAACCACTGGAGATGTAACCACTATAGGTGCACATTTTCAAAAGATTCTCGAAGACGGTGATCTCAAAATGGAACCACTAGCTAGTTACTGGCTTAGACATACTGAAGAAATTTATGTATACACACGGTCACACCTCTGGGCGTTTATTTGTCCTTCTGAGTTTGCCCCGGCTAGTATATTTCTACCAAATTATACTCCAGCCATCTACAATGTTGCCACCTCTTTTTGTAAATCCGTCTCTTACGACAACTCATTGAACAACCCTGATGCAGAAGTTTGTAATAAGGTAAATTTTATCACACCAGAACTCGCACAAAGTCGTCGCAAACGCTGGGACTCGTCCTATGTTTGTGGTTGGCCCCTTGTGTCTAGTACCGCTAAGCTTCTGGGAGGTGAATGTACAACTAATATAGACATTGGTAGCCTTAAATCCAGTCTAACTGCTATTCAAAACTTCTCATCCCAAAATACAGAACTAATCAACGACCTACAATCCCAGCTCAGTGTTGTAAATGCTCGAACCAATCTTCACTACAATCAACTTCAACAACTCGTCACAGCTATTAATGAACATCAATCCAAATATGTCAGTGACATAAACAACCTAATTAGTCAAATTAGAAATAACACAAACACGATGAAAGCACGGGTTAGTATTAATTCAATTATTATGTCTTACACTAATTCCCTATTCCGCATATATCAAAATATAGTAGATTATCGCTTTGCATATATAGAAACCCTTAGTTCCATCCAAGAACACTATCATTTTCCCTCTGAACACCTACAAGCTTTTAATATTCCGCCATTGACGAAATTGCGAGAGCATGGTTTTTCAATACCTATGATTAACAATAACATCCCTTACTCTTATGGTAAAGTTAGGTATATCAACGTCACAGGCATTAATTTCTATGACCTTGAATTTGATATATACATCCCTGTCATAAAACTTCAACATGAAAATGATAGTTCGTACTTCCATTCAACGCTATCTGCGCTCCCCGTTGGAATTAATAATACACTAGTAACTTACAATACTTACCAGGGTAATGCCATTTGCACTGATACTTATTGTCTTGAGTCACCCATCAATGGCTTTTGCCGTGAGGGTGAAGGTTACTGGTATTGTGGTCGACATTATATTAAAACACTTCATAAAATAACCTCTTTGTATACCAGGCCAACTAAATTCGCTGAACGTGCCATGTTTATACCCCCACATACTATGTACTTCGTGCATAACACTTCATATACTATAGACAATGGAAATTCACTTCAAGCACTAGCTGGATCTGTATTGATGCTTACATGCAGCTCTACAGTTCAGATCTCTGGGTACAGCTTCAACGCCAGCGACTTTGTTTCGTGCACTACTATGAATGAAAATAATGCATTTATCCACCCCTCTCTTCGCTCTTCCGATGAACACTTCTATATACCGCCTACTCGAGTAGATTTACTTGAGAAACTTTACACACGCGATGTTCTACCTATCATCAAAGATATAACGCAAGACCAATCTATAACTATAGACACCACTGATGACGAACAACTTCAACAACAATATGAAACACTTAAAAACGATTTCAATGCTAAATATGCAGCATTGAATATAGAAAATAAACGTATTTATGCACTTATCAATAATATGCATTCAATACACTCCGAAACCTCTTATGTTCTATACCTTGTAATTGCAATTATCGTTTTTATCGTACTCAAATTTATTAGAATTATATAATCATACTACTACTATCAAAATATAAAAACCCCTTTTTATATCTTCATCATGATAGTCAAACTTAGCATCGTTTTTAGCATTCTAGCCGCTGCCGTTATGGCAGAAGATGCAGCATCTGATGTGGTATCCCCCGCCTCTAAGCTATGTGAAGCTAGCTCTACACAACATTGTACAGCTATGGGTTTCGACTATTGCAAAAGTGTCTCTGGCGTTCAGAGTTGCTATTGCTCCCATGTACAAAACTTCACTAGTGTTATGGATGTCATTGATCAGAATTTGAAATGCTCACTTACTTCTAGCAAATATCTAGACCCCCACTATTGGTTTCGCGACCTCTTGGCGGCTAGCGTCTCACTTCTGGTCATATTCACTGCTATTACTTGGGCTTATCTTATTCCTACTTATGCTAAGATCGATGCTATGTATACGAACTCACCAACAATCAAATCAAAATCTCTCCACTACATCCCCCTACTACCCCGGCAATCTGACGGCACTATCACCATCCTCCCAGGAAGAAGGTATAGATAGACTTAAGTCCCGTATAAATTCAGAAAATCGAATCCGGTGGATGTATAATCACTTTGTAAATTTTACCACTTGTTCGTATAGGCTAGCTACATTTTTATATTACTTATTAACTGCAATATATTATGGCTTCTGCCTTATTATGTTATATATACTATGGATATACTTTACCCAATTAGCTAACCAAATTCAACTTATATATCACAACTTTAGTAATCCATATAATTAGGTTTTTACTTTATACCACTTTACAATGTAATAATAACCACTTATACCACGCACATTATTACACACACATAAAACCGCCTGAGTTTAGTTAAAGCTGTATACTTTACGCTCCTTCCTCACAGTCGGGGTTCTAGACAGACCATTCTAGACAGCAACACAATAATCACGCGTTTCCAAACACGCATCTAACACAGCAAATTATAAAAATTTTACCTATGTCAAATGCCAATCAAACCTACAAACACTTAAATTCACTCCCCTTGATATCAAATTACCTCTTTAAAAATTCAATCCCTCTATACATTCTTAGGAAAGTCATGTTGGATAGTACGCTAGATCTTGTTGTTGGCAGGAAGCGTAGTGCTCATGTTTATGTGTCCGGCCCCAGGCCTAATCTAGGATTTTTATACATACGGACACAAGGCCTGGAACAAGCCGATCATTCAAGTAAAATAACAATCTACTTTTGACAAAGTTGAACCACTGAATGAGACTAATGTATAAAATAGAGACGCAAACACACTACGCGGGATCGAACCGGAAACCACACATTGTACCGGCCATTCTTTGTACACCACTTATTGAAGTTTAGATGTCTGTCATGATGAATTGTTTTGTTTTATTTATCACTATAATCTCGCCCGTAAGAGAGATTGTACGAAGTATTTAACCCATTACAATTTTAGTAGATGTTGAAACGCCAGGTATTGCTTGCCTAACTTTAATAAGCCAGTGTACTGATCACTTTCCGTGGCAGCACAACCACCAACACATACCACACAATCTAACATTACATACATGGACGAAACACAACAGCAGAAATACCAACTGACAATTAAAGCCGAACACCACTGGTGAGTAGGTGTACTGAACTCTGAGGAGACGTAGGTACATGGAATTGTTATAGACTGCAGATATCAATACATATCTTGTGCGAGAAAATACATTGCGAGAGACGCATTGAGTAGTGAAGCATTAGGACCCCGAAAACGGTTAGGGCTTAGTAGTATGGCGCTTGGCATTACAGGTAAAAAAAAAAAAAAAAAA